AGACTTTCACAATACAATGAGTAGTAAGATAGCAAAACAATGTGCTAAACTACATATAAGCCTTATACTTGAAAACGAAATACTAAAACCATCTAACAACATAGAATACTATCAAGAAGTACTAAACGAAATAAGTAAACTATGAGCAAGAAACTAATACAAAAGCTACAACAACTGTTAGACAAATTACCAAAGGGTAAAGAAAGAAAAGCAATAAGAGAAAGACTGTTAAAATTAAAGTTAGGAAATAAATAAATTAAATACGTTATACATATGGAAAAAGTAAAGATTAGTAAGGTAATACCAAATGAAAACAATCCAAGATTTATAAAAGATCAAAAGTTTAAAAAGCTGGTCAAGTCAATCAAAGAGTTCCCAGAGATGCTTAAACTACGACCTATTGTAGTAAATAAAGATATGATAGTGCTGGGTGGTAATATGAGATTAAAGGCTTGTGCTGAAGCTGGGTTAAAAGAAGTTTATATCTTGAAAGCTGACGAACTTACTGAACAACAAGAGAGAGAATTTATAGTAAAAGATAATGTAGGGTTTGGTGAATGGGATTGGGATGCACTTGGCAATGAATGGAATAGTGTGCAGCTTGAAGATTGGGGTATGGATAACTGGCAAAATATGGATGACATAGAAACAAGTGATGATTTTAGCTTACCAGATGGAGACAAAGAGCCATTTCAGCAACAAACCTATACATTGGCAGATGAACAAGCAGAACAAATAAAAAACGCAATAGCTGATGTAAAGAAAACAGAAGAATATAAATACGTTGAAACTTTTGGAAACGAAAACGGTAATGGAAACGCACTTTATTTAATTATATCACAATGGGTAGGGCAAAAGAAATAATAGTAAAAGTAATAAATTCTAAGGTAGCAAATGATTTTGTAAAGAAACATCACTACTCTGGCAAAGTAGTCAATATGAGCAACTTACACTTTGGTTGTTTTCTGGATAACAAATTGCACGGAGTAATGAGTTATGGTTCACCAATGGATAAAAGAAATGTATTACCTCTTGTTAATTCTGGTGTTGATGATATGAATAAAAGATGGAACGAAATGCTGGAACTGAACAGAATGGCATTTGATGACTATTTACCTAAATATTCAGAAAGTAGATGCATAGCTATAAGTATAAGATTGATCAAGAAAAACGCACCACAAATAAAATGGTTGTTAAGTTATTCAGATGCAACTCAATGTGGAGATGGTACAATATATAGAGCAAGTGGCTTTAAATTAACTCAAATAAATAAAAACGGAACTATTTATAAGTTAGCTAATGGAGACATAGTAGCAAAAAGAGGTGATAGTAAATACAATTTTAATGGTGCAACTGCATTAAAAGGTTTTCAAAATAGATATATTTACTTAATAGATAAATCTTGTGAATTAACAGTACCTGAAATACCATTTACAAAGATTGACGAACAAGGTGCTGGAATGTATAAAGGGAAAAAGATTACTTTATTTGAAAGAAAAATAACTAATAATGGGTAGAGCAAAAGATATAATAGTTAAAGTCATAAATTCAAAAGATGCAAATGATTTTGTAAAGAAAACACATTATTCTGGTAAGGTTGTACCAAATAGCAAATTGCATTTTGGTTGTTTTTTAGATAACAAGTTGCACGGTGTTATGAGTTATGGAAGTCCTATGCTAAAAAGCAAAGTTATCGGTTTGGTTGAAAATACAAGTTGGAATGGTTTTTTAGAATTAAACAGAATGGCTTTTGATGACTATCTGCCCAAGTATTCAGAAAGCAGATGTATAGCAATTAGTTTAAAATTAATCAAAAAAAATGCTCCACATATAAAGTGGATCTTAAGTTATAGTGATGGATGTCAGTGTGGTGACGGAACAATATACAGAGCAAGTGGGTTTTTATTAACTGGGATAAAAACAAATTCAAATATGAGAATTGACGAAAAAACAAAAGAAGTTTTTAGTATGATAACTTTTGGTCATAGACCAAATCAAAAAGACTACTGGAATACATTAACAAAATTAAAGGGTTATCAATTAAGATATGTATATTTAATAGACAAAAAAGCAAAATTAACGGTTCCAATACTACCATTTAGCGAAATAGATAATCAAGGAGCTGGAATGTATAAGGGTAAAAAAATAACCCTCCAGGAAAGAAGGGTTAATGATTAGAGCGGTGAGGTCGATACGAACGCCATCTTTTAACTGGATGTTAAATGTGTTACTTTTACACTACCACCGCATTTGAAACTACAATATACAAATAATATTTTAATAAAAAAAATGAACAAAGATAGACACATAAAAAAGGAAAGCCTATTAAAAGCACTAGAGCAGAGTTTAGGAGTTGTAACGGTAGCTTGCAAGAAAGCAGATATACCAAGATCAACATATTACAAATGGCTTAAAGAAGATAAAGCGTTTGCTATTGAGGTAAGGGATATTGAGAATGTAGCACTAGACTTTGCAGAAAGCCAACTACACAAACAAATATCTGCCAATTCAACAGCAGCAACAATATTCTATCTAAAGACAAAAGGTAAGAAAAGGGGTTATATTGAACGTCAAGAAATAACTGGTGCAGATGGAATGCCAACTAATTTTCAAATAGAGATAATTGATAAAACCGAAGATACAGACTAATATTGTCTATAAGCATTTAGCCAATACAGATAAAAAGATTGTAGTTGAACAAGGTGGTACAAGATCTGGAAAAACTTACAATATACTTTTGTGGATCATATTTAACTATTGTGCAAACAACAACAATAAGATAATAACTATATGCCGTAAATCATTTCCTAGTTTAAGGGCTACTGTGATGCGTGACTTTATGGCTATACTCCAAAACTATAAGTGCTATAATGAACAATATCATAACAAGTCTAATTCAGAATATCACCTATTTGGAAACCTAGTTGAATTTATATCACTAGATCAGCCACAAAAGATTAGAGGTAGGAAACGTGACTTGCTGTTTGTCAATGAAGGTAATGAACTTTACTTTGAAGATATGCAGCAGCTATTGTTTAGAACACAAGATAGGGTTATACTAGACTTTAACCCATCTGATGAATACCATTGGATTTATGACAAGCTGATACCTAGAGATGATTGTGTATTTTTTAAAACAACATACCTAGACAATCCTTTTATTGAAACATCTATAAGAAAGGAAATAGAAAGGCTTAGAGATACAGACGAACAGTATTGGCAGATATATGGATTAGGTGAACGTGCAGCAAGTAGAAGCACTATATTTAAGTATGTTGAGGTTAATCAAATACCACAAGCAGCAGAACTTATTGCATATGGTATGGACTTTGGGTATACCAATGATCCTACCACCTTTGTTTCTGTTTATAGTCAAGGGCATAACCTTTATATCCAGGAACATCTATATAGAACGCAAATGACTACAAGCGATATAAATAACTTCCTTAAAGAACTAAACCTAACAAGCAAACCAATATACGCAGATAGTGCAGAACCAAGATTAATATCAGAACTTAGGGCAATGGGTAACAATATATTTTCTAGCATAAAAGGTAAGGATAGTGTGAATGCTGGTATTGACTTACTTAAAAGATACAAGATACATATCCTATCCACCTCAACAAATGCCATAAGTGAGTTTAGGAATTACAAATGGAAAGAAGATAAAGCTGGTATGCTCATAAATACTCCAGAGGATAAACACAACCACATTATTGATCCTTGTAGATATGCAACATACTCTATATTGAGCCGTCCAAACTTTGGTAAATATGCCCTGCATTAAAATAAATAAAAAAAGTTATTAAATTATTTGGCGATAACTAGTATTTATTGTTATGTTTGCAGTATATTAATTTAACAAAACAGATAATATGAAACCAATTTACACAAAAGAAGAATTAAACTTTTTATCATTAAGAAAATATAATAAACGTTATTGTGATTTAACATTTATTGAATTTAGGTTTTTATTAACATAAACAAAACAGATATGAAAGACACAGTAAATTTACCATTAGAAGAATTTAAAAAGCTATACGCTATTAAGATAAGGTTAGAAACCTATTTTAAATATATGGAAGATGACAGAGGTGCTTTAAAACATATAGCGCCAACTTTTTTAGATGATGCTAAAGAATACATTAAAGAGTATAACGAAATAACAAAAGCATATGTATAGTAATTGTTGCGGTGCTGAAGCATCTTACTTAAGTGATGAAATATGTGGATCTTGTTTAGAGCACGCAGTATTTAACGAAATAGAAGAATAGATATGAAACAGATAATAGATAAATTCCTAATTAAAAGAAGCATCAGACCATACAAGGTAGTACCTTTATCAACTGGTG